GGAAAATCCAACCAGATCACATTCAACGGGATCAACATTGCGACACAAGATGTCATTCAGTTCCTCGCTCCCGTTCAAGGTTTCCTCTGGACAGGTCGCCGAGTTCTAGAGACAGCGATCAAGCTTGACCGCTCAGCTGAACGCTTCGCCTCCAACGAGATCGTCGCTGGATACTTACAGCAGACCGACAGTTCCGAACCTCTTGACGCTGAATCACTTGGTGAACTCGCTGCAGCATGGAGCAACGCGCGACGCGTGAACGCTGTCGGCGCATTGAACTCAGCTGTCAAGTACGAACAATTTGACACAGACCCGAGCAAACTACAGCTCGTAGAAGCGCGCAACTTCAGCGCACTCGAACTGTCTCGAGCAATCGGAGTCCCCGCGTACCTTTTAGGAATCGGGATCTCTGGCTACAACTACAGCAACGCGACACAAGCGAAACAAGATCTCTACCTACTCGGCGCGAAGCTATACATGGATTGCATCCAAGAAACGCTCAGCGCGACCGACATCCTTCCGCGTAACAGGTTCGTGGAGTTTGACACCGACGATCTGATAGAAGATGTGGCAATGAACCGCACAGAGATAGACATTGAAGAACCCGCCTCTATGCGGACACCTCAGGAGATGCCCTCATGATTCGACTTACCGCTCAACAGATCACACTTGACGCTTCCGCCGATGGTGAACCATCGCGTCAGATCACTGGGCTCGCCGTTCCTTGGAATGTCAAAGCAACTTTGAGTGGTGGTGAGAGTGTGGTCTTCCTTGAGGGCTCACTTCCCGAAGATGGCCCGATGCCGAAGCTCTTGGAATACCACGACGACACTCGAGTCATCGGTCGCGTCACCGAGCGAGTATCAACCGCCGAGGGAATGATGTTTGTCGCCAAGTTGAGCGCGACCAGAGCTGCCGATGATGCTCTCGCATTGCTCGCTGATGGCGCTCTAGATTCGGTCTCCGTTGGCGCAGTGCCTACCAAGTTCAAGCGCCTCTCAGACGGGACGCTAGAGGTCTCTGAAGCGAAGTTCGTGGAACTGTCGGTCGTCACCGTCGGAGCTTACGAATCAGCGCAGGTCTACTCAGTCGCAGCCTCTTCACCCGAAGAGGAAGCACCCGACGAAGAAGAAGTAATACCAACCCCAACCCCAACATCCGAGGAGGATGAAATGTCAGAAGCATTAGAAGCAGCAGTACCCACTGCTCCGATCCAATATGCAGCTCCGAAGCGTGAGTTCAAGCTTCCCACCGCTGCCGAGTACATGGTCAAGTTCTTGGCTGGCGGAAGCGAGTTCGCCGAGTTCAATCAGCGCATCGTTGCAGCAGCTCCGAATGTGACGAGCAATGACTCGCCGGGCCTCTTGCCAGTGCCGATCATCTCGCCCATCTATAACAATTTTGTGGCTAATTACAGGCCTCTCATCACTGCTATGGGAGTCCGCCAGATGCCCGCATCCGGCAAGGTGTTCATCCGTCCGAAGGTCACCACGCACACGACCATCGGTGCAAGCAACGGCGAACTCGTCGCACTCGATCAAGGCACTTTCGTCGTGGACGACATTCAGATCACCAAGGCCCTCTACGGTGGCTATGTCAACCTGTCCGAAGAGTCAATGGACTTCACTTCGCCCGAAGTTCTCGGTGCTTTGATTGACGACATGGCTCGCATCTACGCGAACGCCACCGACATCGCAGCTTGCACCACTTTCCAAGCTGGAGTCAGCCAGACAGAAACTTTGACAGACGACACTGCTCCCGAAGATTGGGTCAAGTTCATCTACAACAGCGCTGAGCAGATCTTGACTAACTCGAACGGCAACCTGCCGAATGTGCTCGTCATGTCACCAAATTATTACGCAGGCTTAGGTTCATTAACCGATGACTCTGGTCGTCCGTTGTTCCCGAATGTCGGCCCACAGAACGCGTTCGGCACAACTGCAGCGAGCAACTTCAACGGCAACGCTTTCGGCTTGAATCTCGTCGTGGATCGCAACTTGAGCAATCAGGTCTATGTCGGTGATAGCACTGGCTTTGAATGTTGGGAACAACAGCGCGGAGCCGTCAGTGTTGAACTTGCAGACGGCGCACTCGGTCGGGTCATAAAGTTCAGAGGGTACTTTTCCTCCGTAATGATTGACGCGACCAAGTTCGTCAAGCGCGCCTAATCCGATTGACGAAGAGAGAGATCTGAACGATGGCAACCTTTACAGTTACGCACCACCAGCGTCTGTCAGATGTTGCCGTCGTTCAGACTCTTGAGTCAACCGATATCGCGATCGGTCAAACGATCACGCTGTCAGGCCTTGGACATGGCCTCAATGGGACACACATCGTCTACGCAGTACCGACCTACTTGTTCATCGGTATTGACGACGAAGGTGATTATCTCTACGACACCGATGTCATCATTCCGAACCAGTTGCTCTTTAACGATGTCGGCGACGACCTTCCACGATCTACAGCTGATCCAGTCGGCTCGCTCGTCTGGACTCAGACCTGTACATGGATCACAGTTGCGGATCTCACCGAGTTCCTCGGAATTAGCGGAGCGACCGCCAATGACACAGCCTTCATGACCTCATCAGTTAACGCTTCGAATGCATGGTCATTTCGACGCAGAGTGCAGGCCGGCTATCACGACTCACTCACTAGCGTCCCTGATGCTGCAGTGAAAGCTGGTGTCGTGCTCATGGCTGCGAGCCTTTACCGTGAGCGCGGAAGTGTGGACTCCTTCAACAGTTTCCAAGACATGAACATTGCAGCACCTGTCGCTTCAATGGGTCGAATTAACCAGCTCCTCGGTATCAAGAGATCGCAAGTGGCATGAGATGGCTGGAATCTTTACAGACACGATCAACGCTGTCTCAGCGACGATCACAGCTCTTGGACTTGTTCCTGTTACCGATCCACGCAACGCTCGCCCTCTGGTGGTGTTCATTGAGTTGCCTACATTCACTTCGTTCAACAATCAGACAGCGGACATCACGATTGACCTCCGAGTCTTGGGCGCGCCACCCGGCAACCAAGACACAACGGACTACATACTCGGAGTCATTGACACGCTCATGAACTCATCTCTCGCAGTTGTCTCAGGCCGTCCAACGATCGCACAGATCGGCTCGGCTGAGCTACCTGCCTACGACCTCACAATTAGAATCGGCACAAGCCGCGTATAAAGGACAAAACAATGACCGCAACAGTCACCTACCTCAGCAACCCGACCATCAATGTCACCGCACCGTCAGCCATGTCGTTGACGGAACACGCCTCAGCTGCGACCTTAACCCTCACGGCAGAAGCGCTCGAGAACACAGCCTTCGGTCAAACCTCACGAACCTTCACCGCTGGCCTCTTCAGCAATGAGCTCACGATCACCTTCTTCCAAGGTTACGGAACTAACGAAGTTGAGACCATGCTGAACACCTTGTTCGGCACAACTTGCACGATCGCGATCAGCCCGTCTGGGACAAGCGAAACAGCATCAAATCCCGAGTACACCTTGACAGGTTGCTACTTGGAGACCGTGACTCCAATCTCGGCAACAGTAGGCGAGCTCTCAGTAGTTGAGGCCACCTTCATGGGCGGAACTTACGCCCGAGATGTCACCCCCTGATAACAAATAATCCGAACCCCGACTAGGAGAACCAATGAAACTCACACTCAGTGTCAAGCTCACCGACGGCGAGACCTACCAAGTAGTCACGAACCTCTTCGTCATTATTTCGTGGGAGCGTAAGTTCAAGCGACGAGCCTCAGACCTCGGAACTGGGATCGGCATGGAAGATCTAGCCTTCATGGCCTACGAGGCCAGTAAGCAACAAGGTCATCCAGTCCCGATCTAATTCGATGCGTTCATTGCAAAATTAGAAGATCTAGAAGTCGTGGAGACTGCAAACGCAGTCCCTACACAGGAGGCTTCCGGCGACAACTAGCAGCTCTGCTAGTTGAGACTGGGTACTGGCCTCCGACCATCACATTCGAGACAGACGATCTGGCAACCTGTGTCCAGATCATCAACGAGCA